GATATAATTTTATTAAATATAATTAAAGAATATTTTCTATTTTCAACTAATAATGACTGGAGGATTAATTCAATTAGTAACTACTGGTATCCAAGATTCACCAATTATTGGAAATCCAGAAATTACTTTTTTTAAAACAATATATAGACAGCATACAAATTTTTCATTATGCCAACATGAAAGAAATATTGGAACAATTGAATTTAATAAAGAATCATCAAAGATTATTGAAAGAAATGGGGATCTTTTATATAATCAAATTTTTAGAATTGAAATACCATATTTTGATATTGTAAAAAAAACTATCAAACAAACCAAAACAGATAATGGATATAATTTTAGTAATTTATCGGTTACTTTTATGAATTCATACTGTTTGATTTATTATTTAGAAAATAATGATTCTTGGTATATAATACCTGAAAATTTATTTAAGTTATCATCTTTTACATCATTTAAATCTTTAATTGAATCTATTGAACTTACACCAAATTTACTGCCAGATTATATTCGTACATCAGATTTAAATCAATTTGTAACTAATTATCAATTAGAAGACAATGATAAATCATCAATAATTAGCATTTTACGAATTACTTCTAATTTCTTTGAACAATTTTGGATAGATTGGGTGAGTAAAACTGATGATATCAATATGTTAAATCAGTTAATTACAATCAAAAGTTTTTATAATAAATTGAATTTATTTTTGAAAAAAAGAATGTTTGATATTTATTATTTAAAAAACAATTATTACAAAAATCAGGATTATTTTGATTTTTCATCTAATGTTTCATCCGAAGAAATTATAATTAAAACAGAAACAGAAAGATATTTTGAACATTTATATTCAAATATTACTAATAATTTAAATTTTGATATTGATATAGTAAAAAAATTTTGTGAAGATAATTTATATGATTTTAATGATTATAAGAAAAATATTATAACCTATAATTCATTATTAGTACTATCTGTATTAAAAATGTTATATTCATCATCAGAACTTTATACTTTTTGGAATAAATATGAAATTGATCAAGAAAATTTACCAAATTTAAATGTAAATTTGAAAGATACAAATATTCAGAATGAATGGAAAGAAAATATTAATAAAATATTAAATGAAACATTAGGAGTAACTTCATTAAAAAATCCATTATATGAAATTTTAATAAATAATTATTTTAAAATAGAAGAAAAAAATAAAGAGAGTTTTAGAGATACTTTTGAACAAATAGAGGTTTATGGAAAATATAAAATTAAAAACATATATGCATCTTTGAAAATATTTATGGATAGATTTTTACTAATACCTGATTATCAACTTAATTTTAATAATGGATATATTAATAATAGATATCCTGATAATTGTGTAAAACAATTTTATTTGCAAAATAATTATGATGAATTACTAAAGAATGAATTACTAAACTATCCAAAATTAATATCTGATCAAAATAAATTAAGTAATACAGAGAATAAAAATTTATCTCCAGTTGATATTCAAAATATATATGGAGTTGTTGCTGAAGAATTATCTAAAGTTTTATTTAATTTTTTAAAATTAGATCTAGGTTTAAAATCTATGATTGTTTTATGGAAAAATTGTGTCATAAATAGATTGTATAAAAGATATTTAGATTATAGTTCATTTGGAAATAAAAATGAAGGATTAACTAATTATGGAGGTTCAAGATTATTAACTTTTTATTATTCTATGAATTTAACTAATTTATATAACTTTAAGGAATTTTCAAATTCATTCTATGAAATGTTTTATAAAAATAGTTGGATAGGAACATTAAATTATAATATTAATGATTTTTTAAAATTAAAAGAAAATATTAATTACATAAATTTACATACATTAAATACAACAGATTTTACAAATATTAATTCAAATAATAATTTTGTTAAATTAAATATTTCAAATAAATACACTTATCATTATTTAGTTGACCAATATGATGAAAATCAATATTCACAATATCTTATGGAACCAACTGATAATTATGATAAAAATAACTATAAAAAGATAAGATTAGAATTATCTACTAATAAATTATATTTGAGATACGATAATTTTTATGATGAAAATAGTCAAATAAAATTATTATATGGTAATTTACAATTATCATGGTCTTCAATGGAATATAAAATATTAATTAATGAAAGAAATTTTAATAGTTTGTATCTTGTATTTAATGATGTTAAGGTAATTACTAAACAAATATATTTAACAGATTATTTGAATTTAGAAAAAATTTCATTAATCAATTTAGTTATTACAATGGAAGTAAATTATGAAACATTCATTCCTGTTGTTTGTTTTAGTAATGAAACAATGAATTATCCAAACATTGAAGTAAAAAAATATTATTTATTATCAAAATATAACAATAATAAAATAAGACTATTAAATATTGAAGAATCAGGATATGAAGTTTCAATTGATAATTCTGTAGATAATGAAAACAATCTTAAAATTTTAACAATTAATTATATTGATCCAAATAATAAAATAAATCCTCCTATTTATTTAAAATCTAGTGTTGAAGATTCAAAAACAAATTATAGTCTTGACATTGGTACATATATTTACAGAATAACATTTTATAATTCAACTGAAGAGTCATTATTAGGAGAAAGTGTAAAAATTACAATTACTGAAAATAATAAGTTAATAAAGTTAGAAGAAATTCCAATATCACTCAATTTAAATGTAATAGGTCGAAGAATTTATAGAACTAAAGTAAATGGTGATAAATTTTATTTGTTAAAAGAAATAAATAATAATGAAAATACCGTTTTAATAGATGATATTACTGATGATAAACTAGGTATTGATTATAACATTGATTCATCAATTAAATATATAAATATTCCAGAAAATAACAGTCAAGTTTCAAAACAAATTGTAAATTTGGTTAAAAATGATAATTTTTACATTGTTAAGGATTTAAATGGTGAAAATATTATTTTACCAAAAAATTATGATAATATTTTAGATATTTATATAGAAGTAATAAATTTTAATAAAGATAAAGATAAATTTAAGTTAATAGAATCTAATAATTATACTATAGATTCAACTGGTTCAATTGTATTAAATGAATCATATGATAAAAATTATCTTTATTGGTTAGTAAATAGTAAAACATATCAAGAAAATATTAAATTACTTCCAAATAAGAAAAATGTTCCTTTTAAATCTCCTGCTTTTAAATTAAGTTATATTGAATCAAATACTATGGAAAATGGTTTATATAAATACAAAATAAGTTTTTACAATACAATAACTGAACAAGAATCATTATCATCAAATGAGATATCAATTAATATCAATAATAATGATCAGATAAAAATTAGTGAATTTTCTCCAATATTTGATAAAACATTTAACAGTTGGAAAATTTACAGAACTAAAAAAAATGAAAATACTTTTTACCAACTTGATATTTTAATAGAAACTGAAAACGACTTGTATATTGATAAAAAAAAAGATGAAGAATTACAATTAGAGTATCAAAATATTAAACTAAGAATAACACAACCAATAAATACACATCTAATTAATAAATTTACCAGACAATTGATTTTAAAAGATGAATATCCAGATTGGCAGAGTTTTTTTGTTGATAATGGAATTTTTCAATTAAATCAAGGTACATATAAATATACGATTACATTTTCAAATGATCAAGAAGAAACTATTAAAGGAAGTGAAACAGTCATTAATATTACTGTACCAAATAATTTATCATGGTTAACATCAAAAGGAAGAGTTAAAATTACTATTCCTGAATCAAATGATCCAAATGTTACACATATAAATATATATAGAACTAAAATAAATGAAGATAATTTTTTCTTATTAAAAAAATTTGAAATAAGTACATTAAATTCCTATGTATATATTGATAATGAACTTGATGAAAATTTAATTGTTCCAATTCCTCTAACAAATAATAAAATGAATTCTTATAATATTTTAAAAATATTAAATACAGAAATAACTCCTAATTTACATTCATTTATTTCTCATTCAACTGATTTAACATTTGCAAACGAAAAAAATATTTCTGATTTAAATGATTATCTATTTAATAAGCCATTTATAATGTTAATTAATGATAAAGGTCCTGATATTTTTAATAATTCTGATACTTTAAAACAATCATTACAAACAACTAATGCTTATTTTTACAATATACCATTTAAAATAAATTCATCTTCAATTATTACCATTGATAATAAAAATTCATCATATCTCATACCATTGTCTTCTCAACAGTTTTTTAATAAAACAGATTCAAAATATTATTCAGTTGATTTAAAAAACAATTTAATAGTTGAAACTTTAGAGGAACAAATAATTCAAAAATCATTTAATCCTTCATTTGATGAATTTAATATTTCTGATAATTTTTTGAACTCTAACAATTATTCATATATTTTAGTCGATCAAATATTAGAAAAATTTAATGATATAATTATTACAAATCCTGAATTTAAATTATTAATTGATTTAATTGATAATATTAATAATGAATTTATTAGTATTAAGACAATTTTAGATTATAATAATTTATTTGGTTCAACTACCAAAAAAATATTATTTAATTTAAAAAATATTAATAAAGTATCAGATGCATTTAATGATAAAATATATAATATTGACTTGTTATCATATTCAAATTTAGACTATTTAAAATATTCACATTATGCACTTGAATTAAAAAATATAGAGGTTAAAGATTTAAAATATATTAAATTGAATATATATGATAGTGATGTGAATTTAACCAATTTTAAAGTAATATCACCAGTATATCAATATTATGATGCAACCAAAAAAATATCAGTAAATTTAAAAGACTATTTAAAAAATGTTAGTTCTTTTTTTAGTGAACATATAGAATTCATCAATAAAAATTCAGATTATTTAAATATTTCAGATTATAATAATTATCAAGAACAATTTTTATCAACTGATGAAATAACCCAACATAAATACAATAATTTTTACGAATACAATAATACTGATAATCAAATTAATTTATTGCATCCAATTATCGAAAAAAATAAAATATCAAAAATTAATATTAAAACCGATAATGTAACTACAATTAATAATTTTAGAATAACAAGTGATAAAACAATTACAACAAACGAATTTAATGAAAATATTTTAGAAAATAATTTTAATGATTCTAAATTTAAATTTGAAAATAGAAATGAATATAAAACAGATAAATTTAATTATTTAGGATTATGTCATATTGATAATAATAGTGAAGTTAATTTAGACGATAAATATATTGTTTCAAATGGTACAAAATATTTTCAATTAGATGATAAAAAAATATATTTAGGCACAGCTGATAATACTTTAGGAAGATATTATTTAGGTAAAAATGATAAAGAAAATAAACTTTTAGTATCTTCATTATATTGTTCTAATCCATATGAACTTAAATTTGGTGATTCAGATATATATATTAATATAGATAATAATGAAGGATATTATTATAAATTTAACATTAGTTGGAATACTTGTGAAGAAATAACATTAAATGATGGAAATTCGTTACCTGATGCCACAGAAAATCAAAATAATTATTTTCATCATTTAATAGAAAATAAAATTTATTATTCAGATGGAAATGATTGGATTTTAAGCAATAATCAATCTAATTTTATAATTACTAATAGTAATAATCCAAATTATATTAATCGTGTAATTTTAATACAAAATAATGGTAATTTTGATTGGGGTATACAACAGAATATTAATATTGAATGTTTATTTTACATTAACAATAATTATTACAATGGTGTTTTAGAAAATAAAATTAATTATGCATTCTTATATATTATTAGTCCAAATAAAATTGAAGCAGATTTTAATGAACTATTTTATTCTAATAATTTAAAAAGTCAATCAATTAAAAATATTACAGTTGAACAATTTAAATATTATAATTTTGATGGAAAAATAGATAATTTTGATTTTAATTATTTTAAATTTGGTAATAAATATTATTATTCTAATGAAATTTTAAAAACAACATCTCCAGAATATACATATAAAACTAATCCATCTTATACTGATGAAGATTTAGATATGATAAATCAATCATTTTTATTTAATAAAATATTTATCTTTTTTAGTTCAAGTGACTTGGGTGATTTTACTAAGATAACAGCTAACAATGGACTTTTAAATTCTGTTAATGAAGAGATATATAGAGTGTATAATAATTATTTATACAAAAGTTATATAAATGGTGATGAATATGATTGGGATTATATTACACCAGGAAACTATTTAATTGATTCAGATAATCTTTTGTTCAATAATAAATATTGTTCAATATTTGATGATCAAATTTTTAAAAATTCAGTTCAATGTTATTATAAAAGTGATTTTAAAAAAATTATTGCCAACAATGGAGATTCAACAAATAATGACATTGGATCTGATGATGATTATATAATTGATAATAATAATTTATTTAAAAAAAGTAATTCAAAATGGGAATTAATAACAAATGGTAGTTTTATAATTAAATCAAATAACTTAGATTTTAATAACAAAAAAGTACAAATTAATTTAACAGATTTTATAGAAATACAAGCAGAAGAAACTATTTCAGTAATTGATTCACCTACTTCTAATGGTTACTACATCTATCAAAACAAATTGTTTGAATTTACAGGTAATTGGAATCCAATAATAACTGGATTATATAAAATAGAATCAACAAATAATAATTATAATAATCGATTTTATTTAATTGAATCAAGTGGTCTTTTAAATCAAATATATAATAGTTTAATATTATATGATAGTAAATATAAGAAAATAGATTTTATTTCAATTACTGCAAATGAAGGAAATATTTGGAATAGTAATGTTACATTAAATAGTTACATAATTTTTGATAATAAACTTTATATTGGAATAAATAATAGTTGGAAATTAATATTAGGAGGTTATTATAAATTTCAATCAAATATTAATTTTTGGAATAATAAATTTGTTAATATCAATATGGATGGAATTATGAATGTGGTAAATAATTTCAATCAAATAATAGCCAATGATATTACAGAAACAGTATCTGAAAATCAATATGTAATTGATAATAATTTATTATATCAAAAAATAGGATCTCAATTAGTTAAAATTAAATCAGATTTCTATTTATTATCATCCGATAATTCAAATTATAATTCTAAATATGTTAAAATAACTGATGGAAAAATCAACATTGTTTCAAATCAATTGATAAAACCTAATCAAAATAAAGTTACCAGAGATTTATTAACACCAATGTCTATAAAAAATTCAGTAGTTTATTCATATTATCAAGATTATGATTTTTCAAAAAAATTAAAAGATGTTGATTATGATAATTGGATTTTATTAATTGATACCAATATATTAACAAAAAGACATTTTATGTTAAAATTAAATGAAATTAAGAATAAACAAATACCATGTGCTAATTATAATATATGGATTTTACCAATGAAAAATTTACCAATTATTAGACATTCAAATCAAAATATATCAATAAATCAAAATGGTGAAATAACAAATTTAAATAATTTACAAGATTATTCATACTATTTAATAAAATACAATGGTTCTAGTTATATTTATTATTTTGAAACAGGTAATTTAATAATTCCTAATGATATTGATATTCAATATAACTTGAAGGCACCTCAAAATCAAATTATTAATATCAGTGAAATATTTATCATTAACAATGATATATTTAATACTAATTTTAAACAATTAGTAAAAATTTATGATACTATATATTTGAAAGAAAATTTTATTAATAAAGAATTACAGTTATCAGTGAAACAAATTACAGCGAATAAAGGAATATCAACAAATAATTCTTTGGGAAATAATAATGACTATATAATTGATTATAATAATTTATATCAAAAAATAGATTCAGAATGGCAAATTATAACTTATGGAAATTACTTTATTAAATCAGATAATTTAGATTACAAAAATAAGAATGTTGAAATATACTTGAATGAATTTACAAAAAAAACAGCCAATATCATTGAGTCAATTAATCAACCACCACTTGATCAAAACATATATTACATTTTTAAAAATCAATTATGGGAATATAAAGATAATCATTGGGAACAATTTTTTGAGGGATATTTTAAAATAGAATCAGATTCAGTAAATTATAAAAATAAATATTTTTATATTGATCCAGATGGTTTTATTAATCAAATTAAAAATAGTTTGAATATTCTAGAAAGTAAAATAGAATTCTATAATGGTATGACATATAACTCATTTTATTTGAAAACAATTTATGATGTTAAATATTTAAATGAAATTTCAATAGGTCTTGAAGGTGATAATTTATTTTTGGTTAATTTATTTTTAAGATCCAAGTTAGATTCAACATTATTTTTAAAATATCCGATATTTTTCAAAAAAAAAGAAACAGTAATTTTTCCAAATCTCAAAATTTATTTTAATATAGATGAATCTGATGATTATAGTATTATAGATCCAAATGATGCAATAGGTACTAAATACAATAATTCATTTATACCAATTAATTATGATAAAATTATTACTACAAATGTAAATGATACAAAAATAACCATCAATGAAGATTTAATTATAGGTAAAATTATGGATGCTTATGAAGGTTATGAAATAAAATCATTATCACCATATTTAGAATTTAATCCAACTACAAAATTTTTAAAGATAACATCTGGTTATGATATTTATAATGATAAAGTTAACAATCAAGTTAATTTCTTTCATTTTTGGAAACTAGAATTAAAAAATATATCAACTGGATATACAAATATAATAATATTTTGGACATTTTTTACTAAATCAATAAATTTAATTGAAGAATATTTAAAAATTAATGTAGATTCTACATCTGATCCAAAAATTGGTATATATCAACCATATAGTAATGAAATAATTAATAATTTTAGTAAAAATCATATACTAATAGGCTCTTACCCTGATATTTTTATACAAGATATTGATAATTTATTAATAAAAGATTATGAATTAGAAAAAGATATTGCATTTAAATATTATACAGATACTAGACATGAAAATAAAAATTTAAAACACAAAATTAAAAAATTAAATTATAATTACATTAATAATAACAAACCTATTATTGAAAAACTAAGTGTAAATGTTTTGAAAAATATAAATACAACACAATACCAAAATTTATACGATAAAATTATGGTTTATATTTTAATATGGAATGATGATAAGGAATTGAAGACTTTAACTGTATTTTTAAAATCTGAACTAGATAATTACACATCATATTTTACTAAAAACTCATTATCTATTTATTATACAACTAGTTTACCACAGTTTGTAAGTAATCATATTAAAATTTATCCATCATCTTTGAAAGACGAAACTTTATATTCAATAAATTATTGTGATAAATTATATCTTGAAATGGGTGAAATTATTATTATTGATGATAATTATTTTTATGTTGAAGGCTTGAATATATTTACTGATAATTATGACTTAAAATTAATAAGGAAAGGTAAAGATTTAATATATGAATATTATGGATATTATACTATTGGTAATTATTTGAGTAAAAATAATAAAATCATACCAGATTTTAATTATGATGATATTAATACATATAAATCTCATAGTGGTTATAATGATGATTCTTATGGTGAATTTTATTATTCAAATATAATGTCAAAGGTATTTATTAAAAATGGAGGATGGTTAGAATATGAAAAAGATATTAATATTTTAAATGAATCATATTTAAATATTAAATTATTACATAATCAAAATAAATTATATCAACTAGATAATTTTGTAAAATTAAAAGTTTTAGATAAAATTATTGACGATAATCGAAATATTTATGAAATAAAAGATATTAAAGACGGAGAAATAATTTTGGATAAAGACTTGTATGGAAGTGATAATTTACTAATGAATTTTAGATTACCGTATCAACCATTTAAGAATAAATACATCAACTTTGATTCAAATGGTAATATTTTATCTGAAACTATTCCTGATAATCAATCTATAATATTGGATTATATTATTCCCAAAATAGCTGATAACAATTTAACAATATCTGATACAGTTGAAATAAATACATATATTTATGAAGATAATAAATTGTATAAAGGTACTACTGATTTATGGAAAGAATATAAATTAACCGATCCACCTGTAGATGGAACTTATTTAATAGATGATAATAAATTATACATTGGTACTAATATTGAATGGAAAATAGTTAATGGTAATTATAATATTAAATATGAAGATTATTATGCTGAAATAGATGGAACATTAAATAAATATGAAAATTATGAAATAGATTATACAATGAGTTATCTTCATGACATATTTTATATTAAAGATGAACAGAATAATAGAGTAATTCAACAAAACAAATATTATAAAATAAGTTCTTTTCTCCAAATACCATACTTTGAAAATCAATATATTAAAACAAATGAACATGGAAAAATATTTTCATTAGATAATAATTTGTTTGTAGTTAGAAATAATAAAATTAATGTCGATAGTACCTTTTTACCTGGTTTTAGAAAAGTAAGAATCTGGGAAACAGATTATTGGTCACAATTTGAAAATGTATTTGATGTACCTAGTAAAGGTGAATATCATATTGATGATAATTACCCATTTAAATTAAAATTAAAATATGATAATTCAATAGGGGTAGATAGATTTTATTTTAATAAAAATGAATTAAAAATTAATAATAATATTTTTTATTTTTTACAACCTATAAAAATTAGCGGTACTTACAATTATATAAAGTCTATTATAACTTATGATGATGATCCATTAGTTGTTTTTTATTTATTAAATGATATACCTTACACACTTTTACAAGATCAAGAAATGGATATTATATTCTCACCTAAAAAACCAAATAATGTAAATTTATATTCTCAACTCAAGATAAAATATAATTTTGGAATTCAAATTGATAATTACAAAGAATTAAATGATGCAGTTGATTATAATAATACTTTTAAACAAATTGAAGTAATTAGATATATTCTTAAAAATGATGAACTAATATTTATTGAAAAAATACGTAATTACAATCCTATTGTATTTGAATATGGTAAATCTATAGAATATAATGAAAAAATTAATAAAATAAATAAATTAGATGGATATACTAGTATTTATTTTTACAAGTATAAACAAATTAATTCAGATGGAAGAATTGATAATTTTGATACATTAATTGGATCATATCATTTAATTATAGAGAAAATAGAAGGTGATGAAAATATACATTTAGCAAAAATAATATATCCTAATAAACTCAAGATATACACTAAATTCACATCATCTGATAATGATACAATAGTTAACAGAGTTTTTAATATGAAAATAAATAATCATCAAGAATTCACTTATTCACCATTATTGATAACAGAATCAAGAAATTTAGTTGAAATCAATGAAAAACAAGTTGAAATAATTCAGAAATATAACATTAATTTATATGATACACCTGAGATTTTAACCACCAATAATATAACTACATATAAATATAAATTTAAGGAATTAAATAATGGTATTAATCAAATTTTTGAATATATTTATACTGATGAAAAATTAACAAATAGTTGTAAATTAACAGTTGAAAATAACGATCAAGAATATTCATTTATTTCTAATAATTATTTATCAAATGATCTTAAAATTATTTATACCAAATTAGATAATTATTTAGTTAGTACTACCAAAAACAAAAAATTAAAAACAACTAAATTATTAAATGATAAATCATTGGAAAAACTTGTTAATTCTAACGTTTTAGATGTTGAAAATTTTACTTTGAATATGATTGTATCAAAAATTAGTTCATCAAAACCAATATATTTTTATAAAACATTAGACAATTCCAACTTATTTACATTACAAACCAATCAAACATATTATATAGATAAAAATAATTTATTGATAGAATTTATAAATCCAAACAATAAAACAATTTCTGTTAAAGATGTTATTGATAATGATAAAACAGAAATAAGTAATGATTATTATACATCTAAATTATATGTTGAAAATAAAATTGATACAAATTTAATTCTTGATTCAAATATATTATTTAATGATGTTAAACAAATGAAAATTAAATTATTAGCTAATAGTTATATTGATGATTCTTCAGTATTTAATTATTTAAAACCATGGAAAAATTGGTCTTTATTAAATTCAATAAAAAAAGTAAATCAGCTTTCTGGTTTTTGTTATTATGGAAAATTATCTTTTAGTGGTACAGAATTATTAATTTCGAGTGATCTAACTGGAAAATATATTACAATAGAAGAATACAATAAATTAAGTAAATTCATAGAAAATGTTACTAAATATGAAAAATCAAAAACTAACTTTTTAATTATGAGAAATGAAATTGAACCATATATATTAAATAATTTAACTAATTGGTTATATAATCCATCTTTTTTTCTAGATGTAAAAACTAATATAAATACTTTTTTAAATATGAAATTTGCTGTAAATTTTGATGGAAATAATATTTTATTTAATGATGATCTTAATGTTGAATTATATAATAATGAAGTAGCTAGTTATATCACAAATGAATTTACATACGATCAAGTTGAAAATACAGTTTATAGATCAGCTGATTCTTACGATAAAATTAATGTTCAAATTAATAATTGGATCAATAAAATAACAGATAATAATATTAATACAAGATTCTTTGGAGTTTCAATTCATAAATTATGTAGATATTTGGTAGAAATAGGTCAACAATTAATTGAATTAATTAATTATTTTAATAAACCTTTCATTGATACACCTGAATATTTTTACAATAATCCACTAAAATTTATAATAAATAAAATGTGGGAAAAATATTGTAATAATAGTAATATTAATGTGTTAAATAAAGATTTTTCTGATAAAATGGATTTAAAATACAATATTGATTACATTAATAACATATTATCAAGTATAAATTACAATAATAATATTACATTTAGTTTTACAGGTATTTATTCAAATAATATATTTAATAATTTTACTTATTTAAGAGAATTTATAATATCTAATTTAACTAAATATGACCCAAATATTTTTATTAATTTAAAGCCAACATATAAGTTATTAACTGATGAAATCTATCCATATAAAATAAATTTTAAAGGTAGTGAAATTATTCCTAATCAAACATACTCCATAGATTTTCTAAATGGTGAAAAAATTACAGAAGATATTATAATTAATAATCCAGAAATTTATACAGATCAATTAAGGTTTTATTCTAGTTACAATATTAAATCTACAGATTTTATTGCTGTTAAACAAAATAATGAATTTACAATACAAGAAATTACAATTTTAGGAACTAGTTATGTAATAAAGTTTAATAATAATATCAATGTAAATAAAATTGATCAAATCTATTATAGAAGTTACAATTTACCTATTTTATCAATTAATAACACTAGTTATATTAATATTTTAGTTCCATATACCAATGATGAAAAGAATTTATTAAATGAAATTAATATAAATGATTCATTTGAATTGAGAAATAGTATTGGTATTAAATATATTGAAATTATTAATAATAAACAATATTTGTATTTTTATTCAAATAAATTTGTTTTTATTGAAGATAAAACATTAGTTAAAACAAAATCTAATATTTATATTCTACAAAATGATGGTATGGGATATTTTATTGAAGGAATAAATATTAAAAGTACAGAATATGACATTAATATTATAACTATGGTTAATTTAATAGAAATTAAAAATATGAAAGAAATTATGATAGATTTTAAAACGGAACCTTTAATTACAGATTCTAAAAATAGACCAGTAAATGATAATATAATTATACCATTTGAATATGAAATCTATAATAGTACAAATAAAATTAGTATTAAACCTATTAAAATTAATACATACGGAGATGGAAAAATTATTTTTAATTTTACTAATGACGACTATAATAACATAGTACACTATAATTTAAAAAATTTTGATAAAATTAAACAAGTTAAAAAAGTTGATCAAGAAATTACAAATAAAATTAATAATATTGAATTATATGATGAATATTTATATCGATTTGAAGATTATATTGAAAGAACAACTGATACTAAAATATTTTTATACAATAACGATAGTACTAATTTAACAGACCATGATGAAATTGATGTTGTCAATGAAATATTTGAACCAACATCAAATAAATTAGATAAAACTTCTATTTTTATAAAACAGAACAAAGAAAAAAATCAAACTATATTTTCAGTTAAAAAAAATTACGAAACAACTTATTTAAAAAATATTTATTTTATTCAAAAAAATTCATGGATAATAGAAAATTACAATATAGATTTAGAAAATGAAACTATTAAAATTACTATATCAAAGGATTTTGTATTTAAATTTAATGGTGAATACTATTATCAGTTTGGTAATCCAGGTCAAGAGCATACTATCGATAAATCTACTATTGTTAAAGAAGTTAATGAAAATAATTTACAAGTATCATTCAGTTGGACACATGGTTTAATAAATGGTGATGCTAATTTCTTTCAATATTTTATTGGAACAACACCAGTTACTAAGCCTATTAATAACAGAAAAGCTAAAATGACTATTGATTATCCATATCAATATAAAAATAATGTTTTATTTTATACTCAACCTTATTCAGGAACAGGTAAAGAATTTGGTAACTATATGTATAAAATTACTACTTTTGATTTATCAAAAAATAATTTATTAGGCTATGAAGGTGGTGTTTGTGATGAAGTTATTTATTTATTTAAATCTGGTAGTCAAATTAATGGAAAATTATTTGACAGATTTTTTGATTCAGATGGATTTATTAATTTAATATTTACAGTAGATATAAAATTAGACTTGTCCAATCAAATTATTTATACTTACAGATTAGCTGATTTAGTTGATAAACAAATTTTAAAACTAGAAGAATATCAAACATCATTTAATTTAGTAGATTATTACGAACAAACACAATCAAATGAAATATTTTTACTGGTAAAAGATAATATGAAACAATATTATAACTCATCTGATTTAATACAAAAACCAAGTAAATTTTATTTAGTATCATACATACCATACACATTAACAAATATTTTTAATGAAAATAAGTTTATACCAAATAAAGAAATGCAAAAAAATTATTCATTTAAATCAGAAGAAATTATAACTTATGAAAATATTAATTGGAAACCAGTTCATAAAATGTTTGAGTATATTAGAATATATTTTAATGATCAATTAATGGAAGAATTAAATGAGGATGTATTTTTAATAAATTATTTTTTATATTATAGTGATGAAAGAAGAAAGAAATCAAATACTATAACTAAAATTCGAAAAACTAATGAAGAAAAATGGCAATGTTATATTCCATTAATTTTTTGGTTTACCAACAAACCAGGTTTATCTATACCAATAATTGCCTTACCACATACTCAAATTAGATTAGTTTATAAATTAAATGATATTAAAAATGCTGTTACTAATGATTTAAATAATGCTAAATTTAGATATAGAAATCAAGGAATAGAAATTTTAAAAGATAATCCAGAAATGACAATATATTTAAATACTGATTTTATATTACTAGATACTCTTGAAAGAAAATTGTTTGGATCATTAAGTCATGAATACATGATTGAGAGATTTATTAAATCACCAATTAATTTTATTAATAATCCAGTTTCTGATACCAAATCATTAAAATTAAGTGGATTAATAAAAGATATTCATTTTATATCTAAACCAGTTAATTATACAGATGTATCTTATTATCCTGAAATTATCACAAATTATGATATACGATATTCTAAATATTTAATAGCTTTAAATTATTATAATGAATGGATTAAAAATAATAAAATTTATACATCTACAGATCAACAAAAATATAACTTAGAAATAGATTGGATTGATTTCATAACTAATAACCTTAATATATATTTTAATCTTACTATTAAACAATTAAATGATTCTAACTTAATGAATACATATCCATATTATGATATTAAAAGATTAATTAATCAATTTAGTAATTGGTCTATTTATGATAAAGAATTATTGAAATATTTATATTTTTACCAAATTTTTTACATTATTGACATTTGGAATGAATATTATAATGGTAATCAACAATTAGGAGGAAAATTAGATTATCTTCTATCAATGTATTTAAAATATTTATATTCAAATAAAAAGATAGTTAATGAAATATCACCAGTTGAATCAATGGTTATTAAAGTTGATGGTACTAATTTATTTGCTGAGAGAGATTATAGATATTTTTCCGATGTTATACCTTACCAAAAATTTAAAAATAGTGCACCTACTGGTTTTTATTCTTATACATTTTCATTATATCCATTAGAAGATCAAAATTCAGGTCATTTAAATTTTTCACATTTTAATAATGTTGAATTAACTGTAAAATCTAATGAAGAAGCATTTAAAAAATATGGTTCTTATAACTTAAATACATGCATTAAAGAATATAATATATTGAGAATAATGAGTGGTTTAGCATCAACAGCTTGGATAGACTAAATATTAAAACCCAAACCACCAATTCCATGAGAAACTCTAAATAAATTATATTGAATACCATAACATCTAACAATAACAGGATTTTGATAATTAACAATTGGATTCATTTTAAATTGTAAATAACTATCATCTACTTTACTAAAATTCATAGTTCCAGATGGTTGAAGTTCTATTGGATTCAAACCAAAAGAGTAATAATATACACCAAACTGTTTATTCATTAATTTTGATTGATATATAGGTATATTTGTATAATATTGGTTAGAATCTAATTCCATTCTTTTTATTGAATTTATCAATAATGAATTATTTATTATAAGATAATCTTTATTAGTATTTGGATAAGTACTGTAATTAAAAAAATCTTTTGCTTCTATGTTTGATTTTAATATTGATCTCCAAGCTATAAACTTGATTGGATTTATAAATGGTATTTTATAAATTGAATTAATTGAAGAAATTAATTGTTCTGGAATAGTTTGAATAACAGGAATTAAGTATTCATGTGAATTATTCAAAAAATTATATCTTTCGAAATTATCCAAATAAATATAACTAACTAATAAATAAGATTTAATAAATGATGGTTTAATAAATTTAAAATAATCTTCATCTTCTACTACTAATGTATTTGATTTAATAAAAAGTTCAAATTTAGTCTTTTCTCCTTGTAATTTTAATTTCGTATCTTGATCATTATTAGGTACTTTAAACTTTCCTTTTATTGGATTATAAAATATTTTTTGATTTAATTGATCAAAATAAATGAATTCTCCTATAATTTTATCATTTTGATATATTTGATAAAATTGTTCACCTGGTTCTAATATACAAAAATTATTGGTAACATTTATATAATGACTTGGTGATATTTTATAACAAGATTCTATATTATTAAAATCAACATGAATTTTTATATCATGATGTGATAAAGCTATTAATGGTAAGCATAAACCAGTATCTTGACAAAACCAAAAAGAAAGAGGTATGTATAAATTATGGGTTTGTTTATTATCTGAATATTCGTATAATTCTTTGATATTACCAATCATTTTATCATATGATTTTCTATGTCCCATACTTATTGTCATTTCATTCCATATATTTAACCAGTCACCATAATGTCTATCTATAATTGTTCCACCAATTTCAATTTCAATATAATTAATTAATGCTAGACCAATTTTTTTTACCCAAGCAAATTTTTTCTGAGAATTTTCTTTAATAATATCAGGTAATTCAACATATAAATATGTTTGTCCCATTAAATCAGCATTTTTAGCAATATTAACAGTACATTTGCGACCAAAATCTGGAGTTGTTTTAAAATATTGTGGTGTAGGTTCTATAGAATAATTAGTATGGCGTTTATATGCTATTTTAAAAAATGTTATTTCTGGTTGAGCTGATAAATATATATTTTCTTTTCCAACTGAAACTAAAATTAAAAGTCCTAAGCCCATTATACATGAATTAGAAATTCCATCTTTAAATA